TGAGTGGCTTGTTGTTATGGCTGTACAGCCTAATAATATCCCTGTTGGGAGTCTTGATCCTTTTGCTTTGGCTCCACCGCTACTCTTACGCAAATGATTCACCAAAATGAAGGTAACACCGTGGCTTTTCATCATCCCCTTAATCCAGCTCATAAAACCCGACTGGGCATCCATTGGCTGAGAGTCTAGGAGGTCCTGCAATGGGTCCAAAATTATGACTCGGCAGTCACAAGAAACAACTAACTGCATGATCAAATCCTTCATACTTTCCAGACTTCCATCACGTTCCTCAATCAAATGGAAACGTGGCGTGCCATCGGGGTACTTAAACAACTCTTCAGACTTACTGCGAATTTCGTCGGAATTCAAGAAATCAATTTTATACCCATCATTCTCAATAAGATCAATCTTCTTACCAATATGACGGGACAGCAGCTTAGTGCCATACTGAGCACAATCAGATTCCAACGAGACTACACCAACACGGTGTGGACTATTGAAAATCATATAGTGCGTAATCTCCTCAACAAAAGTTGACTTGCCCTGACCACTGGCACTGCCCAGACATAATGTTACACCAAGAGGAATCCCCCCGGCCATCAGATTTTGCAGCTTGTGCATAAATGGTGGTAGTGGAATCTTTGGAACTACAGCAGCTTCCTTAATCTTGTCCAGTAACTGATCACTACCAACTATTCCACTTGGTACGTAGGCAGAAGCACCCAAGAAGCAGCTAATAAATTGTCGCTGCTTCCCTGCAACCAACATCTCATTGGCATCCTTCATTGGCAGACTCATTACAAAGACTTTGCCTTTAGGAAGAACTTTTGCAATTTTATCTACAGCTTTCTTACCGGCTTCATCTTGATCAGCACAGATAATGATTTTAGAAAAACGAGACAGCCATTCATATTGCTTCTGAATCTGTTTGTGGCTGCCCGATTCACCGATAGTCGCACTTACCACAGGTGTAGGCTCATAGCCTTTAGACTTCTGGTGTGCCGCAATCATCTGATAAGAACTGAGAGCGTCAACTTCCCCGGCAGCAATAACAACCCATTGCTCTGATGTATTCTTAAATGCGAATTGCATAAAAAGATCACAATCAGAGCCCGTCTCACCAATTGCCTCAAACTGCTTGGGGTGATGACGGACCTTGTAGCCTGTAATTTCATAATTTTGTGTTGTTGGATAGTATGTAGAAACAACACTACCATCTTCCTCACTATACCCATAGCGGACACCTAAAGATCGTGAAGTTTCTGTTAGAATCCCACGATAAGACTTAGAGTCTACGCCTGTAACTTTCTTAATTTTCTCGTTAACTTCTAGATCAAAATAACTTCCCACTAAAATCTCCTCTTCATCGTCTTTAATCTCACCATGTTCTTCAAGCCAATCATCACTAGGCAAAGTCCACTCGCAGGCCCAGCAGAATGCCCCCTTACCTTCTCCGTAGACGTGAAGGTTATTCTTAGACTTATCTTGACCATTCCTGATGCACCTTGGACAGCCGGTTTTGTGCTCATGGGAGGTATCAATCCCATATTTATTGCTCACTCATCTTCCCCTTGCTTACCAAATTTCTTACGTTCATAGCCCACAAGACTCTCCTTTAAACAAACTCCTCATGACGTTCGCCATGTCACCCATCTGTTCGACAATGGCATGCTCTTCAGTCTCGGCAGATTCAATGATTTGCTCTTTCACGGCTTGGCAGCGGAGGCAATCTACTCGCTCCCACATTCCAGAAAGCCCCGAATCCTCGCCTAGCCAGGTTCCGCACGGTGCCCGCTCGATATCATCTCCCCAAGGCTCCATAAAGAAGTGTGTTTTCATGAATTTAAACTCCCCTCTAATCCCATGGCCGTGGCACACGCACACCAAATATGATAAGCATTCTTTGGAGTATCCCATTTATACTCTCCATTTTCCACAATTACAAGGTCATAATGCTGACGTTTGCGTCTTAGGAAGAAAGCATATTCTTCTTTGTACCAGCATTCAAAGCTTGCCCTATACTTGTGTTCAGAATTTCCAGAATGGCTTGCTTGGCTCTGTGTCTGATTTAGCTGGCTCATGCTTTACGCTCGTCTTTGGTTGCTGTGCGATACAGCGATTGTACATCTCTACAGCAAACTTTTCAATCATTGTATCCTGATTATTTTCAAGACTCATTTTAGGCCATGTGTAAGCCTCGCGAATCTGAGAAATATTCTGATCTGTATCCCCAAACTTCTCCAGCATCATAGGAAGTGGAATCCCACGCTGATAACCAAGCATATTACTCTTACCAAGCTCATAATCAATGAGACAATCGTATTGTTTGCTAGGGTTTTCATGCTCTGGAGCTGCGCTAGCCTCTTTCTTAGGCAGACATACTGCTAGCACTACAAGCACGCTAAACAGTAGGATAAACCGTGTTGAATAGGTCATTTCACTTCCTCAACATATTTTAAAAAATCATCCATTGAACACGCTACACAGACTCTTCCAAGGTTAGAATATCCACCTTCGCGAAAAACATCAGATCCTTTAATCCATACCATATCTTCGCTATCTAAGCGTGCGAAGTGTAGCACATCTCCCACCGAGGCACCATAGAGGTCTACTCGTGTTTCATCTTCTTTTGGTAGGCTTGTAATTTTATATTTAGAACTCATTTCATTTCTCCTTTAATTTCATTAAGAGCTTTCTGCTCTACTTTTGGTATAGCCACAATAATACATTTCTGATCCCGTGGCAAGCTCTTTTCACAAATATTTAGAACCCTCAATGTATGTGAGTCTCTATTTGGTACACCACACAGGACAAGAGCGATAATTATAGCGGCTAATGCAGTCAATGCGCCAGCAATAAAATTATTCATCCCACTCCCCTCGTACACGTTCTTCCATCCACATCTCATCAATTTGCTGCTCAAGGCTGAGAATTTGTAATTTCAAATCACGTACATAATCTTCAGAATAGAGCTTTGTTCCGTGGCGTACTTTATCTTTGATGATTGCTGGAGCTAGGATAATGCCCCTAAGACCCCAGAAACTATCTGAAACTACCTCTTGCACAATACCAACAACATATTCATCATATTCGTTCATCTTATAATACCTCAGAGATCATGATATATCCATTATCAGCAGCCCACTGACGCACATCTTTTGCGCTGCTGAACCTCTTGTTGATACAAGTTGTGTGATGGCTTTCACAAGTAATATTCCCATATTCATTATGTAAGTTTATACCGTAAGCATTAAACTTAATTACTCGTCCCCTCACGTTTTTATTTTCTTCATCCATCTTAATTTCTCCGTGGATCATTCTTGTCGTTTGTTGATAATGCAATACAGACTATCATGATTGGATAGAGGAGTAAACAGAATAATAGGAACATTATAGACTACCACGTTTGGCTTTCATGAAGTCCGAGTAGTGGACAAGTGAACCATTGAAGAACATAGACTGTCCATCAAAACTCCATTTCCGGCTGTTGTAAAATAGGCATTCATATACATCTTTCCTATATACAATCCATTCATCCTCAGACAAGATATAACCAGAACCTGTTTTCTTTCTCATTTCACCCACTCTGGTTGTTCACGCTTAGAGCCCCAAGATACATCAATAGGACTCTCTCTGCAAGTCCATTCTGAGAATTTATCGTTAAGATAAGCCTGGAATGCTTTAGTCTGGTCAAACAATCCAAGACGCTGATAGCTCTCAGGCATTGGCATAGCAAAAGGATCAAGACTCCCAACAGGGATATTATTAGGCTGTACAGCCATAACAACAAGCCACTCACTACTCTTGTGAATCTTGCCTGTACGGAACGTATATTCCTCACATAAAGCCTTGTAGTGGGCATACAACCACTGATAATTAGCTGATGTATTACGGCTCCAAATGCAGCTCGGATGGTTATGATGCGTAGGTTTATAGCCCACTTGAATACCGTCCAGAACAAAATGAGCTGTACTCAAAATTTGTAGCGCCTCCACCACCATTTTCCTCAAGTGGACCATACAGTGGTCTTTGGCTGACTGGATAGGGCAAATGTTTGTCGAGAATATGTTCATTTAGGATAAATCCTGTACTTGAAATTAGTCGTCAGTGTAGTCTCGTGCATTTCAACTGTCAACGGATAAATTTCACAAATCAGTAGATTATCTAGGTAAACCTTCTTGTGATCTTTAGGCCACAACTCAATCTTGATTCTATCTTTCATACAAGTCAACGAGGAATAGGATAGATCTTGCGTTAAGTTTAGGTGAAGGTTTAAGGCATCGTTGAATATTCTGTTTTCTTTGCTAATGTGTGCATCAGACATTCTGCTGAGTATCTCTGATCTTATGTCCATTTTCTGGTGCTCTGGTCTGTTTGATGAGCTGATTCTAAGGCAAAAGAAAAGCCCCGTCAAGGGGCAGTTGTCAGTAAATCAGTATTTCTCTAGCTCAAGCTCCATTCCTTCTTGCCAATTCCAATTGCCATCAGGGTGTGCTAGATGTGAAAATACGTTCGCGTGCCATTTTTCTACGTCACTGTCTTTTACTTTATCGATAACAATCATAGGGCTAGATGTACCGTCTTTAACGATATATAAACACAATCCAGTCAAACAAAGAGAATCCTCAATTTTAGATATTCTCTTATCATCTAGCCCTTTTGATTGTAAGAACTCATTATAATATTTCTCTTCATCTCCTAGGCTCCATGTATTTGCTAGTACGGTGTATCCTTTCTTTCTTTGAACATTTGGAATTGATTGTCTAGGTGTATACTTGATAACTTTATTATAGACATTCTCAAAGTTATCTCTGATTAGTTGTTCTTCTATCTTCTCTGCTTCTTTCTTACTCAAGCCCTTATGCAGCTTCTTAACAATAAGTGTTTTTCCGGCATAGAAGTCTCTATTTAGCTCACCACAAGAGCTTGTCCCCATAAGACAATGCTTATATCTCATACCAACACCGTGACCAATATACTTAATCTCATCGTCAACATAGCAGGCGTAGACGTAGTGTTTCTGAACTTCACTCATTACATTCTCCTTATTACATATATACTATCCTAAATCACCCTTGAGAGCAAATCCAGAGCAAACTTCTCCCTAGGGCTCCCATACCCACAGAAGT